AATCATTATTTGAAAGGTAGAATCTAGCTTCGTTAAACTTATCAGAAATAATGGCAGCCATTACATTATATTGATTAAACTCTTCAACAGCAGCCCCAATATACTCAACCACAAGATTTCTTGATAGAAGGTAAATCCCTTTTCTTGACTTAAACATTAACCCATTTGGTGTATTTACAACGGATCTCGGCTCAGTACAACCAACGTCTGAAGATATGATTTCAGGCTCAGTAAAGTCGCCAATCCCAAGAAGATTAGGACCGTCACCTTGAACAAAGTAGATTGATTGCTGTCTAAAGATTATCAGCTTTGCATCCATATAACCAAGGGCGGAGATTGGTGTTTTATCTGCACTAGCTCCGGATGAAACCCTAATTCTATTAAATCCATTGAATGAAACGGCTTCTCCAAAAATTTGTTTATTGCTAAAAGCCACTTCGTCTTGTTCTTCTAGCCCACCCAAGAAAAGCCTATTGCCTCCTGATGTTGAGAATTTAGCATTAGGAGTAGCATCAGATTCTAAAACCCCACCAGTAGTGTAGAGCCTTTCATTGTTTAATAAATCTGCGTCTGAAGCTGTATCTGTAATGGATTGAGCAACATCTAGATATAAACTAGAATTTGGAATGTTAGCGCATCGATAATAAACCCCACCAGTTCCGGCGGAAGCTCTATAAAGAATAATTTCGCTTAGGCTTCTTATTGTTCCGTTAGGTACTAAAACCCCATCAAAGTCATCCTTCCAAGATCCGGTCAAGGCTTTTACTAAAATATTAACCGCTGAAGCAGAGGCGTTAGTTGTAATAGCTACAGACGAAGAAGGTACTGATCTTTCTAGTTCTGTTTTTCCGTTGTAGTAGTTATAGACAGCGATATAGTTAAACGTCTTTGATGCAACGTTAGGGTTTGCTGTTCCTGTTGTTTGGGTTACTGATTCAATCTTAGGACCCAAGTAAAAGCTGCTTTCATAAGCAGACTTGGCGTCTAATGAAACCGTAGGACCATTTGTATAATAAATAGTTTTGCCTAGCTTGGCTTTTGTTCCACAAGTATAATCAGTATTAAAATCTAATTTTACCCTAGATATACCCACGTTAGCGATAAAGTCTGTTGCTGATGTGCTTGACGTATATGGTCCATAGATTCTTTCTACAGCGCAATAAATAACACCGTTTGAGGCGATAGAGTTACAAATATTTGATGTTGAAAACGATTGAACCACTTCTCTATCTAAAGATAAATCAAAATTAGAAAATGACGATACAAATTTCTGTTGATCGATGTTTATAATCAACCCGGTTCTTTGATCTGTTTCTACAGTTTTAGCTATGATAAAATTAGATCCGTTTACTACAAATGGGCGACCAATATGGAAAACTCTGTTCATTTGTGTTGATACTGATTCAATTGTATAACCAAAAGAATTAAATGAGAGTTTAGTAAGGTAAAACACTGTTCTTTTTGTTGTAAAGTTTTCTACTGATGAAGTGGCTAAAGATATACCTGCGTTATAGGTTACAGATACGTCTCCCCATAACCCAACATTACCAACAGAATCTTCTGGTACTGAATCGGTTAGGGTTTTAGTAAAAGCAATACAATTAACAAACCTAGAGGCACCGTCAAGAGCTACCCAAAATACATGAAAATCATTAGGGCTTAAGCAAACAGAAAAACCCATTGGATAAGATAAGGTGTTTACTGCCAACTTAAAAGCTACGGTTTTGGTTCTTGAAGTCGTTATTGAGCCATCAAATGCTATTTTATACATTTGAAGAGTAAACTCATCTAGTAGGGCAAAGAAAATAGATGTTGAATCTCTGCAAACGTCAAACTTTGTAGACAGTAAACGGTTAGAAGTAAACACGTAAGGAATATTTGCCTCTGAGATTATGTTTAAATCGGCATCCATTACCAATTTATTAATAACAAAGCTACCAACTACGCCGTCAAAGTTATTTACTTCATAAAACACAATGATTCTTGCGCTAGTTCCGTTCTTTACTACCATTATTTTCTGTTGGCTTTTCTGGTATTTCAAAGAAACGTTTGTTGTTGCGGGGCTTATAAGCTTTTTTCTTGTTTTCTTTAGACCTGTCTGAGAATCCTCTATTACAACAGTTACATATTCTAAAGCACCGGCAAGGGCTACACCCTCTTGATACTCTCTAAATACATATCCACAAAGATTAAGTTCTTCGTTGTAATCCATATCAGGATTAAAATGATTCAATGATGATTTATAAATAAAATCAGAAGCTACTTTTGGAAAATCTTTAAATTGAGATATGTTATCCCAACTGTTTTTAACCGATGATAGTGTATAAACGCCCTTGTCTGTTACTGAGCTAATACTATTTGAATCAGAGACTAAAGCAATCTTATTAGCTGTTAAAAAATTGCCATCTGTTGAGGCTGTTGATTGTAAGACAAGACCAAATCGCTTTGATAGCTTTCCGGTCTTTTGAAATCTAACGTTTTCTAGCGCTAACGCTTTCCCTGCTGGTACTTGTTTTTCATCTGTTTTGGTGTCTAAGCCTTGGGCTATTTGGATAGATAACGTTTGTCTTTGTAAAGCCATTAGAATACCCATACCTTAATATTTGAAGCCGCTGAAGCTATGAAGCTGATAGTCTTATCTGTTGCCCCAAGCTTCCAAACATTTGCGTTTGAATCTTTATCAAATATTATCCACCCCTGTGGAACTTGTTGTAAACCATGATTAAATTGAGTTGCTGAAGTTGTTACCGTAATAGTAATCAAGTTGCCTTTAAGAAATATTAAAGGCGTTAATTGAGAAGTAAACTCTTCTGTATATTGAACAGTTTTAGATAAGTCTTGTTCTAAGCCGGTAAGCTTTTTGTACGGTTTTAGTTCCATAAGTTTCTGAATCCTGCATAGTTTGAATCGGTATCAACTACTCTTGGAGGCTCAGAAGAATCACGGCCAGCACAAGCCGATAGAATACGTGCTTTCATATCTTGTTTTGCTAAAAGAAGCTCATCAACAGGAGATTCTTCTTTAACTCTCATTTTAATAGCTGCGTCTATAACGATGTATTCTTCCCATCCATTAATCCCATCAAATTCATCAAAATCATTAATTAATTCTGAATGTCTTGGAATGTACCATAAACGAATATTTTGTTGACCGTTTGGAGTAGGGATAAAAACAAGGTTATTACCCCTGATTTGATACATGAGGTTATAGTTTCTAACGTTGTAGAATGGCTCTCTAAACCTGTTTCTTTCTTGCCAACGAAAAGCCTTAAGAGTAATCGCTTGCGTGCTTGATGTGACGAAATCAACGCCCATTAACTTGAAGAAATCAGCAGGTAAGGGATAGGTGTCTACGTTTGATGTAGTAGTAAAATTATATGAATTAACATAGTAGTTTTCTCCTCTAGTATTAACTAGAAGATCATATAGCTCACCATAAGAAGCATTGATAAAATAATCAAGCTCGGCATCAGTTACGAACTTTGAATTTACCATATCAGCACGTTGTCTTGATCGGGTTCTAAACTCAGCTAACGTAAATGATGCCATAAGCCTGACCTTTTAAAGCTTTGAGCTTTGTTCTTCTGATTCTTCGCCTTCTATTCCTTCGATCTCATGATCTAGAGCAATAAATGCAGCTATGATCTTATTAGGATCTTTAGCTTCAATTGCTTTGATTAGTTCTTGAGCGCAAAGTTTAGCGGCTTCCGGGTATTCTGATGGAGCAGTTGAATAGGCTTTTTTGCCTCCAACAATTCCTTCAATAATCCCATCTGTAATGTCTTTCTTTCCGGGTCCAATCATCATGCCTAACATAGAAACTCCTTATTAGACTGAAGAGTTAGAAAGAACTAATTGAAGAGAAATTTCGCAAGCGTCTGAAACGTCATCGAAAGATCCTGCAATCATTGTTTTAACCTTGAAAGTCTTGCTTGGAAGATCGATGTCAGCAAATACAATTTTAAGGTTTTCTGCAGAATCAATAACAGCAGCAGAAACAGAACAAACAGCATAATATTCATCTTCAAGAGTTACAGTATATTCACCTGTGCCAGTTTTAGAAACCGATGCAACACCTTTAATGGCTACTGTACCAACAGCAGCAGCAGAAGAAAGTGGAATAGACCCGGCAATCATTACCGGCTTTTTGAAGAATGAATAGAAGAATTGTGTGAAATAACGATTAGCCATTTTAAACTCCTTAGTTTTAGGGTTGTTCCCCTATCCTAGATTAAGCTGCTAGGTCAGAAGTAAAGGGGAGCCGAAGCCCCCCTGAGAAATTAGATAGAGAATTGACCGTTAGCGCCCGGCCAGTTACAAGCAATTTGAGCATAGTAACCTACACGGATTTCAGCAGCGTCATCGTTAGATACACGAAGCATTTTAAGCCCATCCATATCAAGGATCATTGGCATCCCTTCAAGTGAATGAACTTTCCATGAATCTAATTGAAGCATAAACATTTTGTTATCAGGACAGTTACGGTCAGGGATAACAGTAGCGATAGATTTACCAAGATTTACTTTAACACCTTGGAAGCCAATGCCTGCATCTTTAGCCATAACGTCAACGTATTGAACTTTTGATCCAAGTGACTTAGTAAGATCAGCGTATTTTTGGAAAGACATAAATACATGATCAACTTTACCACCGTCACGACCAATCTTCATTCCGCCTTGGATAAGAGCCTCTTCGATTGGAAGGGCAGAAAGATCCCCACGGAAACCAGCAAGACGTGTAACGTCAAGAGAGCGGTCTACGCCAAAGAAGTTATCGCCTGAAGTAGGAGCAACAGCAGGAAGCCAAGCAGCCATACCAGCCATTTTCTTATCGTAGTCACCTTCGATAGAAATGAAGTCACCAAGAGCAGCAGTAGCTACGCCTGAAGAAATGTTTTGGTCTACAGTGATAGTTCCAAGCTCACGGTCAACAGCAACAACAGTTAAAACACCAGACTTAACAGATCCGCCGCCGTTAGAAGCAGATAGTTTAATTCTGTAGTCAACCTCGAAGAAAACGATATCTTCAGGGTTAGCAAGTTTGATAAGAGTTGAAGCAAGAGTTGTAGAAGAGGCGATTTGCCCGATACAACCTGATCCGTTTCCATAAACAGCTTGAGCTGCTGAGTTAGAAACGTTCAATTGAGCTGAATCAATTTCTTGTTTAAGAGCTGATACGAAAGCACCAGAATTATTCTTAGAAGCAAGGATCAATTCGTTAGTAATACGTGCAACAGCATAATCCGATTTACGGATATAACGGAAAGCAACGTTTTTAACGTTAGTTGAGTTTGATTGAGCAGTTGAGAAAGTAGAAGAACGACCAGCGTTCGGAGCATACTTCAAAGGAGCCTTAGCATCTTCACCATAAAAGTCTGTAGCTTTCGGCATAAGAGCAAGAAGAGGATTGTCTTTGTAAGTAGCATCTTTTGGTAGACCAGATGGGAAGATCGTTTTAAGGATCGCCGCCATGTTAATAGTTGTAGCAGTCATTGTTAAGCTCCTTAAGCTTTAAGTTGTTGTTCAAATAGTTTTGCCGCTGCTCTCAATCTTTCTGCTTCTGTTTTTAGCTCAGGACTATGAGCCGATGAAGGAGAGAACGAATCGTCTAGGGTAACTTGGCCAGACACTTTGCCGAATATATCTTCAGAATCGTCGACTCCAAAGATTTTAGAAACTTTTTTAGATTTTTTCATACCTTGCACCAATTCTTCAAGCTTTTTTTCGTATAGGTCGCAAGCCTCATCAAATGACATGAGCTTTGGTGAGCCTTTTTCAGCAGTTTTTAAGTAGACCGTTTTGATCACGTTAAACACCTCTTCGCTTGCTTCAAAAGTATTTATTAGGTCATATTGCTCAGATTTGTCGCCAATAAACTTCTTAAGCTCTTGATTATAATACTTACTTTGCTCCTCAATCTCTTGTTGTTTCTTCTGATTATCTCTCTCGGATAATTTATCATTGAGAAGCTTTTCGATCTCAGAGTCTTTATTAGCTAGCTTGTTTTGAAGTTCTTTAAGTTGCTTTTGGATAGGATCAAGCTCATCATCCTGCATAGATTCGAGCATCTTTTGTTGGATTTGCTCAAAGCTTAAGCCTTTCTTTTTGAAATACTCAGTAGGGTTTTCACTTGCAAGCTTGTCGATTTCTTCCCATTCGCTAAACTTTTTAGACTTTTCTTCCATTTCTTTTAGCTTAGCAGCCATTTCCTGCTGCTTAGATAGAAGACCTTTCTCCTTCTTAGCAAGAATGGCAAGCCTTTGGGCTAGATCACTGTCACCTTGAGCCGGGTTGATCTCACCAGACACTTCAATGCTTGCTTCTTGTGACGATTCTGAAGGTTCTGCTGTTACTGATTCAATGATACTTCCTGTGATTGCTTCGATACTCATTTTATACTCCTTGAGTGATTGGTAATTCTTCTTGAGGTAATTGTTCTTGTGGCATCATTCCCATATCCATAGGCATTTCAGGAGGTGCAGCCATTTGCTCTTGTAACGTAAGGGCATCGTTGATCCATTTTTGTAATAGATCCAAGCGCTCCGTAGGTAAACCCCTTGTTTTCATCTTCAGGTACATGCTGTTCATGAAAGTAATGCCGTATTGAAGATTCTGATAAGGCTCCGGCGGATTGTATTCTGCATTATTAACAATTAAGTAAGCTGTATGTCTGATATCATCGATGTAAGCGTTCTTATTCTCAACGATCTCAGAGATATCAGGGAACTCTAGAAGACCTAAGCCCTCTTCCGGTGTCAATAATCCTGCTCCCATCATCTCTTGGACGTAGGCTAAGCGCCCTGCTGGTGTCTTTGGAAGCATAGCAGTTGGGTAAACCTGCATGATATACTCAGAATCTTTCAGCTTAATCTTTTTAAAGTCGATCTTCTGAGCGCCCATCTTTTCAGGAGAAAGAACGATAGTCTCCCCACCCTGATCGGCAATCTCTTTAGAGTGAAGAATAACGGCATCAGCAATATCTAAATGGAACTTCTCCCAAGCCTGAGCAAGCTCGGCAAAGCGCTCTGTTTCGATGTCGTTGTATTCTCTTAGAGCTTTACCAGAATCTAACCCAGCAGGCTTTTGAGATTGAGCAGTAAGCTGAGATAAACCGATCTCTTCAAATGCCTTCTGATAGACAGTAAGAAACCATTCAATCACTGTTGGATTAATACCAGCAGGAAAGTTATAAATAGGAGGATTGTTTTTGTACTTAATGACAGTTCCTACCTCATTATTGAAATGCGTGTCTACGATCTCGCTCATGAAGTCTACAAGGATGCTTGGAGAACTCATTAAGTTCATAGCTCTTGATATACGTCTTAGCATACGATTGATTTCAACCTGATGACCTGTGATGATTTCAGCAACGCCCTTGCCATAGTACCCAACAGCATTAGGAACATAAGTCATCTTCACGTAAGGTATCTTCTCTTGCTCAAAGTCTTCAAGCAGGAAAGTAGCCGTTGATATACCAATGAAGTGTTTTCCCTTGTGCTTAATCTCTTCCCCATCTTTGCCTAGAGTCGTATGAGCTACACGATAGCCCTCAACAACAACCGCAAGCTGATGATTAGACTCAAAAGAATCAATAAAGAAAGGTATATCGCTAATTGAAGCTTCATCAATCTCATGGGTAAAATCCGGGTATTTTTGTTTTAATGTTTGTTTATCTACAATGCGAACTTCATAGATAGTCTTAGGCTCTTGACCATACATGACTTCGGCTTGGTTCACAATAAGGCAAGGCTTAAACACTCGCTTCATGTGGATCTTTCCATTAGAGTCGTGCCAATGCTTAATGAAGCCATCGCCAAAGATACAAGCATCTCTGAAAGCTTTCTTTGTCTCTTCATAGATGTTCATTTTGTAGAATTGACCAAAGACATACTTATCAAGCTTCTTAGCTTGCTGCTGCATACCCCAGTTGCCGTCATCAGTTAAGAATGTTGGCTTCACTTTGTTCTTACAAATCTTTGAGACAAGCGTATTTGTAGCAGCTTGCACCACGTTCATAGTAAACTTAGCGTCTAGCGTGTCAAAGGTTAAGTTAAAAGTAAAAGCAGAGTAAAGAGGTAGACCGGAGTAAAGTCTAAAGTGTCTTTCATCTAAGTCTTCTTGAGCTGTTTGATTTCTTCTGATGTTTCCAGCAGTAGCAAAAACGTTTTTATGGACGTCTTTATCTAGTTCCCACCACGGTGTTTCGTATTCCATTATTTAATCCTTGGCTTAAGTGTTGTTGCTGAATAATAAAGATCGTCTTCTGATACTGATTCACCTTTTCTTTTTGATGATGAAACTGGTGCATCTATGTATTTTACTGGTGAAACTTTCAATTTAATCTCACCTTTTTCAAAAGATTCTACTCCATGACGGCGTAAAACCTTTAAAAGCGTGTCGATTTCCTTGATTTCCTTAGGGCTCATGCTGCCTTCTCCTCTGTTCTAGTAATCTTTTTGCAAATTCATCCATATATTTATCAGAATTAATGCTATCCGGTTTGATTTCCTCTTTCCACAAATAATTGCGTGCTTCTCGCCAAGCATACAAGAAAGAGTCGTTTTGATCGTTAGGTATGCGCTGGTCTTCTCTTTGTCTTGTGTCATCTTCCCATTGTAAAGAAGCCTGCTCATCTATTAATGATTGGCATTTACCCCGGAAGTAATGAACTCTTTGACGGGTAATGTCATCAGCTAGGATCTTAAGGAAAGAAGCCTTATCTTGTTTCTCTGCTGCTTCTAGTGGAACGTGATGTCTATTCTTAATTTCTTCTACCCCTTGCTTGTTAGCCCCATCGATAATGACTTTAGCGACAGGGTACTTTCTCAAGTAAGTCTTAATACGATTAGCTGTATCTGTTATATCAAGCTCAGGCTCTTTGAATGACTCAACCACATAAAGACTTGGAGAAGCCTTATGGAAAGCTACAAGCGTAAAGGCGCAGGCATCATTGAAACCGATATCAACCCCAAGGATATAGGTAGGGCTATTAAATTCTATAGGCTCAACTACAGTTTTCTCATTTATCTTAATAATCAATAACTTATCATCTGCACACCACTCATTTAGATAGTGGGTTTTATATTCAGATGTTAGCTTGAAAGTAGGGTTGAACTCTTCAATCCAAGCTATGTGCTCTCGCCACTTCTCCGCTATGTACGGATTATCAAAAGCGGTCCATTTATGAATTGACCAACCCGGTTCTAACCCTGTTGTAACAGCTTCAAAGAATGTCTTAGGTATATTCTCAGCAGTTCCAAGGAGAGTAAGTCTGCCATTAACATCAGTCAAAGCAGGCATGACCATTTGATAACAAACTCTTTTTAAGTCTTGGGTAATCGAACCAGCCTCATCGATCTTAACTGTCTTGTACTTAGATCCTAAAATCTTCCGCATTTCTTTGTAGGATGAATCCAACCCAAACAGTTTTACCTGAGACTTATTCTCTAGCTTAATCGTTCCTTGTTGCTCATTGGATCTATATGGAACTTTCTTGGCTTCTAATTCAGTAAGCAAAGTATCCCAAATAATGTTCTTAGCTGATGAAAGTGTAAGGGCACCATATAAATGGTTACTCTCCGGAACGTCTATCATGCTCTGAAGAGTTTCTTTGCCCTCACCTGTTGATTTTCCTGCTCGCCTTGTGCATTGAATAGCCTTGAGGAAAGATTTATCCATAGCAGCTTTATATTGAAGCGGAAAAGATGAATCTAAAAAGACAGGAGGAGCCAAGACGCCCCTTCTCTTTAGTTCCTCAATAATAGCTTTTAATCTTTCTGCTTTGCTCATTTAATGGCGGAGAAGGTAGGATTTGAACCCACGGAAGGCGCTAACCTTCGACAGTTTTCAAAACTGTTGCCATAAACCACTCGACCACTTCTCCAATTATATTAAGCTTGTTTTCTTGATTTCTTTTCTTCAGCTTGCTCTAGAGTCATCTCTACGATGTTGGTAATACCAACCAATTTGATAACACCGCTTGCATGGTAAACATATAGAAGTTGTTCTTCTGGTTTGTAGAATAGCTCAAATTGGGCCTGCTCTGCTGTGACAAAGTTTTCCATTCTGTTGTTTTGTAGTCTAACTGCTTGTGCAAATGTTGCGTTTTTTAGCTTAATCATAAATACTCCTTAGCTGAATAGTTTGAATCTATTGTACTCTACTTTATAAAGCTTTTTGATGTAGATTATATCCTTACACCAATGGCTCACTGTTATTTCTTTTTTATTCTTATATATGTAAGCAAGCAAGCCTTTGCAAACTCCAAGCTTCTTAAAAGCCTCTTTAGTGAAGCAATAATGAAGAGTGTAATCAGTTCCAAATACTGCAAAGCCAAGAATGAAGTCAGGGTCAGAGTCAAGGCAAGCAACAACCGGGATAATAGATCCGTCTTCATACTTCCTCTTAATGATTGATTCCAACCCTTTATGATAAGCTGAATACTTTTCCCTATATCCTGTTATATTGGCATAGCTTGACTTGATCCAAGCCGATAAAATAAAGTTTGTATCTTCGGGCTTATATTCCCTTATTATTATCTTCATGTTGTATTTTTACTTTGTATTCTTCTTTAAGTTTTTCTTCGTTAAATAGGTAGGCATTTCCATGGGGGGCTTGAGTTGTTGGCTCAACCTTGTGGTTTGGATAATGCTTCTTTATAGCTTCCTCGTACTCTCTAGCATATTGAGGCGTGCAAACTATAATGTTATGGTCTTCGTGCATTATGTGGTATTTCATTGGTCTAGCTCTTTAGTGAGTTGCTTAGCTTCCTCTAAAAGGTTTTTAGTATCTTCTTTTGATAGATCAATATTTGTCTGCTCTACCTTCTCGGTCCATTTATACATATTCGCCATTTTCCATTTGTGAGCATTAAAGTTATAGCCACGAACAGAACCAAGAGCGCCTTTTGTTAATAATTTCTCGTCATAATTCAAGCCTTTAGCCCTTCCAATCTCTTTAGCGTGTAGAAATTCAGGGTAAAGATCACACCAACTATATAAAGTTTTGATTGCTACGCCAATCTCACCAGCAAAAGACTGAAAGCTATAACCATTTGCCATGTGATCAATTAGCAGATTGCAGTATTCTTTTTTAAACTTGTCCGGTCTTCCTGCCGTCATTCATTAACCTTTATAAAAGCAACCTGAAGCAGCTTCTCATTAGTTGCAAACAGCTTTAAAAGCCTTGATAGTATTTCTTGTTCTGAAGGATTGATTTCTAAAGATACTTTGATTGAGCCGTCAACCTTAGTTGATAACCCTGCTAGAATAGCTGTACATGACCCGATCTCTGTTATTTCCATGCCTTAACTCTTGTGACGATATAAATACTTGTTTTTAGGTTAAGTATGTAAATTTTATATGTCAATAAGATTTTTGCAACATACAATTTAATTATGAGAATCTTAGTATTTTTGCTTTTATTCCCATTTAATTCTATAGCCCAAGACGCTTTGCTTGAAGCTATGTTTAAAGATTGGAATGAAGCGCAAGATGAAGAGATTGAAAGCAACGTCTTAGATGATGACTCTGAAGCTGAGATTTATCATTGGAACCTTGGAACCCCTGACAATATCCCAGCCACTGAGATTATCTACACCGATGAAAACCCTTGTCAGTTATAAAATTCCCCATATTGAGCGATGGGGACACACACAATGACCACACGGTAATTGTTGCCAAGCCTTTCGGCTACTCAATTGGCATTAAACTGCTATTTAAACTCTAAGGCGTGCATAAGTTGATTAACTAAATGATCATTAATTTTGTTTAGCTTATCAATTTCATCTTTTAGATCATTGTTTTCATTCTCTTTGTATTCACAAGCAAAACTAAATATTGATTTCTCATAAAGCCAAGACCTGCTCTTATCCACTTCCTCACCAAATTCTATTTCTAGCCACTTTTCAAAAGAATCTAAGTCTTTATCGTTCATTTTTTGCCTTCTTTTTTTAGTGCCTCTCTTGCCGGTTCTTGCAATTCAAAAGATGACCCATTTCTTGCGTCTTTAAGATGTAATCCCTTATCGGTAAAGACCAAACCTTTAGCGTTTACATAAATCTCTAACGCTTTACGTAGCTTTTTGTTTTCAGTTTGTAGCTCATCCACTATATTTGCCTCTGATCTTGCGGCTTCCTTATATTCTAATATTTCATCCTCATAAACTTTTAAATGCTTCTTATAAAGATTATGCTCATGCTTTAATTGGTCTATCCATTTTTGCTCGCTCTCGTTCATACTAAAGCCTTTTCTAATTGCTTTCTAGCATCGTCAAGCTCTGCCATGAGAATAAGGTTTTCTTCTTTTAATAATTGAAGTCTATCGTAATATTTCTGAGCCTGATCGTCTAAGTCTCTATTGATCTTTTCAAGCTCTACAATCCTAGCTTCAAACTCTCCGCATTTATCGTGCTTAATCATAATGTCCATACCCTCCGCTTAGTCTTGGATGCCAACCGTTTAGCTCTAGCCAATCTGATACGCTTTTGTATTTTGCTGCAAATTTACTGTCTGACATAGCATGGGCTTCGTTGTGGTGTTTTTGACATAAAGGCATCATGTTCCACGTAGAACTTTTAAACTCAGGAAAAGCTTTTCTGGAATAAATGTGATGATAACAAACGTAGCCATCACGACACTCTCCGCAAACAATACATGGCTTGTCTGATTTGTAGTTTTTCATTTGTTATTTATATAATAATTGTAAAATGCAAATTCTTTTTCTTCAATAACATCTAAAAAGTAATCGGTTATTATTTCAATATTAGACGTAAGCCCGTGTTCATTTAGTTGTTTCTCTATGTCAACAAATTTAATTATAGTTTCCCAAAATTTATTTTCGTGCTTTTTCAAAATTTTTTCAATTTCATTATTTACATTCATTTTCATAACCTCTCTGCTAAACATCCTATAAAATCTCAGGATTTAATTGGCTATAATCTATAGTATTTAAAAGCGCTAATCTGTAATCGTTCGCCATAGCCTCTATAACTATGCTTTCATGAACCTTAATTTCTTGGCTTAATCTTTTAATGTGCTTTGGAGGTAATTGGCATTTACCAAGGATAATATTCGATAACTGTTGAGAGTTGTTACACTTCCAACCTAAGTTGTTACTAAGTTTAGTTTGATTTAAACCTAGAAACTCGATTCTTCTTTTGATCAAATCGCTAACGTGATTCGCTTTTACTATCATAAAACACTCCTTTTTTTACGGAGTTTATTTTATTTAAGGCTTGTATTCAATCATTTTTGTAAAGTTTTCTTTAAATCCGGGGTATATCTTCCACTTAGATCGAAAGCCGTTGTGATATCTTTGCTTTGCAAGGTATTTGTCAAACTTAGCATAATTGCGAGTAGCGTAGGCAAGTTCTGCGTGTGCCATTTCTAGCTTCTCTTGAATCTGGTCTAGCCTTCTCATCTCTTCTTGATCTGGAAAGTAGTTAGTATTGAGGAAGATAACCTGAGCGGTCATAGAACTTTTTTAAGATCATTAAAAAAGGCAGTTATTAGTTGGCAATAAATTTCATTTTCTGATTCTGAGATTCTTTGATCTAACCCGGCTAGGATAAGAAAGTAATGAGTCGCCTCATGAATTAAGGTGTCATATTTAGATTCGTCTGTTTGACTCTTTTCAATATAGATCATTTTCTTGTCATAATCACAAAGCCCAAGCACTTGCTGCCCCTGATAGACTAACCCGGTCCCTTGCTTAACCTTAAGCTTTCTTCCCATGATTGTAATTGAGCTTGGAAATTTTCTTTTCATTTGAACAGACCCTTTCTGATGTCTTTATCAATTAAATTTTCCTTGGCAGTAAAACATTTATGACAAGCGGAACATCTAAAGACCTGAAAAGCACCTTGTTTAGTATATCTCAGGCCATCTTTAAAAAATGTTTCGCTTTTGCATGAACAAACTCTTTTTTGAGAATAAGCCGCAAAGCTTATACTCGGATCAAACTTTACCAGTTTCTCATAAATTTCAATTAATGTCTCAACATCTTGTTTGTTGTAGCGTTCCATTTCCATAAAAGATTCGGCGTTTCCTTTCAAACATTCCGACCACATAGAATGACCGGCAAATTTAGTATGCTTTAATTTTTCTGAGCAACCTAAAAACTTAGCAATATATTCAAGCTTATTTGACGTGAAAGAAAAGATCCTTCTAGCTATCTTTAAGGTGTCTATTGATTGCTTTGGAGCTATTGGATCTAAGCCATGTTTAATGAATCTAGCATTAAGCTTTTTTATATCGAACTTATCTCCGTTATGGGTTAGCAAAACATCTGCTTGAGAAATCAAATGGTGAATACCTTCGCAGAGCTGCCTGTCATCTTCAATAGGGTTTGAATATCTTTGATCTAAATAGTGGATTGGTTCTTCATCTAAAAACTTAGCTGCATAACTAAGAATATACCAATCAGATTGGATTTGATTAAGCCCAACGTTTTGATCATAAAGACCCCACACTTGAGCAACTATAGGGGCAAGCTCTAAGTCAAAAGCTAGTATCTTAGGATTTCTAATAACAACTTCAACCGGAGGAGTTGTCTGAGCGTGCTTATTAGGCTCTAAGCCTGCGGCTTTAACAATCTCTGAATATTTGTATTTATCAATTTGTCTTTTAGAGTTTCCACGAGAACAGAACTCTCTAAGGGTAGGCGTCTTCTCTAGCTCTAGGGCAAGTTCTTTTAGCTTAGAAACTAAATCGTGAAAAGTCACTTTACTCATAACTCAATGGTTACAAGATTAATTAAGTATGACTAGAAATAAATTTGATTGATTAAAATAGTGGGGGATAAGAAAAGGAAATAACCTATCCCCACAGGAACTTCATAAGAAGTTGACATTCATCTAATTTCATTCCTGCTAGGTTTATAAATTATTCCTATAAATTTTGCAACGTCTATTTACTCAAAAGGTAATCCCCTATAAGTTTAGCCCCACAAAGGAGCATATATGGCAAAAAGATTCACCGATTCGGAGAAATGGAAAGACCCATGGTTTAGTGACCTAAAAGCAGAAATCAAGCTTTTATGGTTGTTTATTTTAGATACTTGTGACCATGCTGGTATCTGGAAAGATCAATTAAAATACTTTAACTTTTTAAATGAAACAAATTTAACCCTAGAAGATGTTTCTAATAATTTTAACGGAAGATTAATTGAAGTAAAAAATGGCGTCTATTTTGTACCAAAGTTTATCTTTTTTCAATATCCCAAATTTAATCCTGAAAAAAATAATGCTCATAGGGGCGTCATTAACAGTTTAGTGTATCATGGGGCTCCTGAGGGGCTCATAGAGGGGCTAGTTTGTAACTACCTGGAAACTGGTAAAAATTTAGGGGCTAAGGAGGGGCTAGGCAGGGGCACAGGATTAGGAATAGGAATAGGTTTAGGTATAGGTATAGGAAAAGGATTAGGAATAGGAAAGGAGGAGCTAGTTATTTCTGACGATACGCAAAACTTGAAAAACGATTTCTTTAAAGGTTTGGAGGATTTGAAATGAGTATATCAAGCACAGTTAATTTTAATAAATCTTGGGGCGACCATGAATCTAATAGGCGCATAGCTAACAGCGAGAAGGGGCAGGGCTTTCATGAAGCCGAAATTGAAAACGCCCTTAAAGATATGTCCCTACGTTTTGAGCGGTCCCCAAATCAAGCCACGTTAAAGCTTTGGGCTACTGATCTTGCCGCTTTGGGTTACAAATGCGACTTAGTTTTACAAATAACCAAAACAATCCCGTTTAAAATGGACAAGCACCCGACCCTAAATGAAATTATGGCTCTATTAAAGCCACATTTAGCCAAGGAAGAGTTTTTAGCCGACCCCCTTAATGACCTATCCAACCGATGCTTTGATCATTTAAAAGCCAAATTCTTAAGTCTAACTAATCCGCAAGCTTTGGCTAATATGGTTCAAAACTATGTCACTTTAGTTGTTCCGGATTGTGAGCATTTCTCACAAAAGAATAAAGAAATGATGGTTTTAAACGATTGGTTGAGGAGCTATTTCAAGGCTACCCCTCAAGGAATTATCGACCAAGGCAGGATTTCTAATGATGCTTTTTCTAGAAATGATAAGGATTATTTTATTAACCCATTGAAAAGATACGCAAAAGAGAACAATCTTTAAATAGGTATTGATTCGTAACACGTTTGAGTATATAATACTTTTATACAAAACAAAGGATGCGGTTATGAACAACGAAATATTAAATGTAGATCCAAAAATTATTAAAGAAATGAAAGAAAGACTAGAAAAACAAAAACAAGCTAACTACATTTTTTTTCTTATGTTTATACTTTCTAAACAAGGTAAATAAAATGCCTGCAAAACGTAAAGGTCAAGAGGTCAGGGAGTCGACCTCAATACGCCTAGAACCAAAACAAAAAGACGAAATTATTAAACTTTTTGGATCAGTTCAAAGGTGGGTTGATCACTGTATTGAAGTATTAAACAAGGTTAAGAAATGAGCGAAATTACACTTTGCGTTTATTGCAACAAAGAAAGGAAACTTTTATACGATTATTGTTATGAAGTTTGCTGTTTGCAAAAAGATAAGCTAATAGAAGGAATGAAGCCACTAGATTACGCCGTTAAACATCTCTCAAAGTTTGAGAATAAAGGAGAACCAAATGCAAAAGATCAGTCAAGCCCTAGTAAAGTTTCAAAGCCAATTAAAGCCCGTAAGTAAAGAATCAGAAAACCCATTTTTTAAGTCTAGCTATGCAGATTTGAGCACAATCCTTCAATCTGTAATGCCTATTTTATCAGCTAATGGCTTGGCAGTTGTCCAACCGATGAAAGTACAAGAAGGCGTTACAATTCTAGCTACTAACATAATTCATGAATCTGGTGAAATGCTAACTTCTGAAATGATCCTTCCAAGTCATGCGGACCCTCAAAAATATGGCGCTTTGATAACATATTATAAGCGTTACCAGTTACAAGCTATGCTTGGGATTAATACCGAAGAAGACGATGACGGCAATTCAGTTTCTAATTCATACAAGCCAAGCCCTGTCAAGACCTCAATTTCATCAAATAATGCTCAAAATAATCAAATTGGAGCTAGTGACGCCCAGAAAAATGCTATGAAGAAAATGGGTATTCAGTTTGCCGATAATGTTAGCAAATCAGAAGCCTCTCGCTTAATTGAACAAGCGAATAAGAAATGATTATTTTTGATATAGAAACGACCGGGACTAACGTTTATGAAGCGGAAATTATCACGGGCTATTTTTTAGCCTGTGATCCCGTCACGTTTGCTATTAGAGGAGAGTTTGAGCTTAAATGCCAACCATGGCGCTGGTCCTATGAAGCGCAAGAGATTCACGGAATAACAAAAGAGGAGGCTTCCAAATGGCCATTGTTCCGAGAGGTTTATGATAAGCTATTATCGTGGCTTCGATCTCAAGAGGCTGCTGAAATATGGATGCACACCAATGCCAAAATGTACGGAAAATTAACGTATTTTGACTATGCTGTTTTAAGACTTCGTATGATGGATATGGGCGATGAGCCATATTTCGAAATAGAAAGACTTAAACCATATTCAACTCATTCCCTTGCGAAAGTTTTACAGCCCCAACTTGCTTTTGAAGGGTTTTCATTAGATAGTATATGCAAGTCGTTAAGCATTGACTTAAATCATCACGATGCAAAAAGTGATGCGTTAGCCTGTCATCAAATTATTAAAAAACTCCTGCCTATGACAAGCAGAGAGGAACTTGAAAATTATGATAAAGGAGTCCAAGATGAAAACAGTATTAGAGTTAGCAACGGAAATCGAAAAAAACAAAGAGGGCTACAAAGCTTTGCTTGATCTTTTTAAAACAACCGATGACGGTCTTAGATTGGTTCTTTTAGCATACAAAGAGCTGCCTGCTGAAATTGTTCCCCCACTCCTCAGAACTTACAATAGAGAAAAGATTCAACATGAAATCTCATCTAAGAGATTAACTGTTAATGATGTAGTAAATGTTCTTTCCGGGATTCATATTTTTGAGCTTGAGGAAGACCAAAAGACGTATGTTTTCCGTGGTAACCTAGAAGGTAAAGCCATGTTTTCCGAGCTAGGTAAAAGTGATCTAGTTGCTCTTAATTTGTCTTCACCAGTTGGGAGGCTATTTTAATGAGATTAATTCCTTATATAATTTGCCTCTATGCTGGTCTGGTCATTGGTAAGCACGTAGGCTTTAGAGATGGGGTATCAGCAATTGAGTTTGATAGATCCACGGCAAATCTAAAACTTCAACAGTGTTTAAGGATAGTTCGCCATGAGTGATATTTTTATGTTCATTGTTATGGTTGTTTTGATAGCCTTTTCTACATTTGTGGCATCTATGGTGCCAATAGGTTGGTAAAATGCGCTTTAAAAACTGCATCATAAGCAACGAAGTCAATCACGCAATAAAACAAGTTGAAAAGCTTTTAAATGTTGAATCATCTATGATTAAGGAGCTTCAATCAAAAAATGATTGGCGTTTTAATTCAGGAACTTCAGGGGAAGTGATTGTTAAGCTGCTTGAAGAAAGAGAGCCTATAAGCATTTTTACTTACAGACCTTGGAACCCTTTTACTAAAGCAGTTGGTTATTTTGATGGGAAAGCTATACATATAAGCGTAAAAGCCCTAGAATCTTTTGATTTTGAAAGGCTTTGTGGGCTTTTGCTGCATGAATATGCACATTATTGTGGGTTTAATCATGCCAACAATTTTAAAAGTAAAGAAAAGTCTCTTTATAGCGTGCCTTATTACTTGTCGGATAATATAACTAAATGGATTTAATAAAGCCCCCTAGTTCTTCATCCGTGAGCGACTAAGGGGCTAGACAGGATTGTGAGCGTGAGGAAGAAACCACACCTTTAAATTGTCTCAGTTTATAAAGGCAAGCGTCAATGATTATTGAACTAGATTTAATCCCAATCTCTTTAAACCGTCTTTATCGTCAATTTAGAGGTAGAACTATTATCTCTAAGGAAGGGAGGGATTTTAAGCAGTTGGTGTCTTTTTTGGTCAAAGACATAGATTCTAGCAAACTCATGGGAGAGTTTACCGAAACTGAAGGGCTTAAAGTTAGTATAAGATTTTATTCAGATAAGTTTTACACCAAAGACAAAAGAATAAGAAAGCGCTACCTTGATGCAGATAATCTTTTAAAAGTTGTTTTGGATGTTGTTTTTAAAGAAATTGGAATAGATGACTCTTACATAACTAAGCTTGTAATATCAAAAAAATCAGGCATTTACGATAAGACAGTTATCGAGATAGAAAGAAACTCAGACGTCTAAAGTTTGGGTATTTTCCCCCCAAGCTTTAAAATAAGCGCCTCATATATTTTCATTTTAGTCTTATCTCCATTAGCTTTAGCTTGGAGATATTGCTGTACCCAATGATTAACCTGTTCTTGCTTTGACAAGGAAACCTTTTGGGTCATCGGCATAACCTTTCTAGTTCTTTGATACGCTTTTCTAGTTTATCAAGATAGCGCATAGATTCTGAATAACCAGCAAAAGTAGTGCATATAAGCTCAGGTTCAGTTTGGGAAAAATCGCCACGACTATCAGTACATACCCAACCATTAGAGTTATGAAGACAAACAGGAACGTCTGGTCTAACAGGCTTGTAGGCACATTTAGCCCCTAGAAAGATCGTAAAGCATACGGCGTAAATTATCCCGGTTTTCATCGGTCAACCCTTCTTTTTGCAAAGCCGCTATAATTGCCTCACGCTTTTTTTGATTAGCGGAAACATGAGAATCATAAGCAGCGTCTACTTGTTCATAATAAAGAGAAACCAAGCTTTTAAAAATTGATTCTATTGCTGGAATTGCTTTAATTATTGATAAAATAAACGCTACTGTAGACATTATTTTCCGGCAACTTTTTTAATTGCATTAACAATAATTTGAAAAACTGAGTTAGCTTTAATGCTTGGGATAAGAGCAAGCACTTCAGAAAGGGCAAGCAAAAATCCAAGAATGATAACTTTGTTGGCAACGATAACTTCTAACATAAAAACTCCTATGGGTTAAAAATTCTGTTTTTTCGTTCTTTTGTATCTAAATGAACCCAGCCATTTGTATGGTCCGGATTCTCTAGCCAAAGACCGTATTCTTCTAATAATTTTACGTTATTCTTAAGGAGTTCGCCAATCTCGCCGTCATGATCAGCTATGTCAATAGCATGACACGTTAAATGACCTGATCTAGCGGAGCCTCCTGCTGCTTTGTTAAAGTGTCCCGGTCTATAGCCTGATGTTAGTTGTGCATTTATTTTAAAGGTAGCAAATAAGTGATTTACTCTAGCAAGCAAATCCGCCATAGCAACAGCTTGATCTTTTGATATGGGGTAAATCTTATCCCTTCCCATCAAATAATCTTTAGGCGTGATCATGGGCTTAAAGTATATGCCGTAGTGTAGGCAACGTTTGTAAGAGTGTTTTGCACCTTAACGTTATAAGCAAGCAAAGCAGAGTTAGAATAATTGTTAGTTGTTGAAGCGTGAACGCCCGTACCTCTAACGCAATATCCTGAGCCTGTAGGGATTGCAAACGTGTTAAATGCACTAGCAAAAACTGCACCAGTTGCAACAGCTACGCCTGAAGAGTTGGCTGCACTATTGGAGAACAAAGATTGACCAGCAAGCAAAGTACCACCGGATATATTAACAACGTTTCCAGCAAAATTTGTTACGTAATTACTCATCGATTGTTCAAATGTTCCTGCGTCTAACTGAAGACCTAGACCAGTTCCGTCGATTGTTGTTCTATACTCTCTAACGTATGCCACTGAGCTTTGAGTAATTGTGGCAGAACTTGAAGAGATAATTGTTGTTTCTGTCATGTAAGCAGATGAAGCAGGGTTTGAGTTGTTTAATAAAAAAGCCCTTCCTGTTCCACTTGCATTAATATAGCAGTTATTGACTCTTATTCTTGCCGGAGCTGTTCCGCCAAATGTTAAAGCTACACCAGATGAAACCTGAAAATAAAGGCTCTCAACATAAAGCTCATTTTCAAGAATTTGTGCCCCTGTTGTTGGGCTAAAAGTAATTGAACCAAATTGAACGTAAATAGACCGTTCTGATTGCATCCCGATTATAGAAAGCTTTTTACCTGCAGGGATAACTAGATTACCCCACCCACCAGATTTGACTCCAAAAATAAGAGTAGATCCGGGAGCAGCAGCGTCTACAGCAGCTTGTCCTGTAGCAAAATCTCCGTTATCAATAACAAATACAGTTTGAGAGCCTTTTTTTAGTTTCTCATCTAACTGCGCCTGAATTGCTGAGCTAACAGTAGGAAGCCCGATATATGTTGAAGCCATGATTAAGCCCCTTTTGCAAAATAAACAACATCACAAGAGCCCGAGCCACTTGATCTAGTGTAAACAATTCTAACCCATTTATAGTGAGCTGCATCTATGTTGTAGAACAAATCACCAGCCGCAGAAATGGCTTGGGAAGTTGAACCAACATCAGACCATTGAGATACTTCTATCGGGAGTTTTACGTCATCATTAGAGCATTGAAGTTTGAAAGTTCCGTTTGGAGAACCCGTAAAAACAGCTTGGAAGCTAAAGCCATAAATCTGATCAAGTAAAATAGGATCAGAGGAAAAGCTTGCCGACATATCGGCAGCAACAATAATTTTTTCATTAGCAAATTTCATAATATTCCCTCTAGTTTAAAGCCTCGATAACCACGTTTAATTCTGTTACTAGCAAGTTATTTGCGTTTGATGTGTTATTTATAAATATTTCAACATAATCATTTTGAACCATTTCAATAATTGCCTGAGATGGGAATGATTCGTTTCTTCCTGTAGCCGATGTAGATGCTTGAGCTTCTGATTCTGGAATTGCTACACCATTTTTATATATTCTTACTAATATTGTAACGTTGTTTGTAGTAACAGAGTTAGCCGATACAAAACTTGTAACCTTGAATGATCTGGCCAATGCACCTGTATAGGTAAGCCTGTTATTAATATGTGAAAATTTTTGATTGATAGAACTAGCCGTTGTTGTTCCTAAAATCTTTTCAAATACGTTAGTTGTAGCAATAGAGTTCTGTGTGGTGTTGTTTGTGTAATACATCTGACCAATAGCCGATGAGTTTACAATACCCTTACAGTTTGAAAAGAAAGCTTTGTTATCTGTATAAGTAATACCACCAGTATAAGTTGCCCCTCCTGACATATTCACAGTGTCTAATATATAGCTTTCCACTGGAATCACTGCAAGTGGATCTACATAAATAGCAGTAGCTCCACCAAATGCCACAAAGCTTGAATATGTAGCTCGTATTCTTCTAGTAATTGTTAATGTACTAGGAAAGTTTAAAGTTGTTTGTCCTGCTATTCCTGAGAATAAGCATTGATTAAAACCTACAGTCCCTATACTCCCATCAAAAGTCATGTTAGCTGATGATAAAAGAGCGCAGTCACTCATGATAAAGTTTGAGTATGATTTCACTAGCCCAACATTTGCGCAATTTGTAAAGTTCACACCAAACCAGTCTAGGGCAGCCGTAGCGTTACCTGTTGCATCCAGGTTTAATGCTGTCCCATGCGTGATGGATAAGTTTCTCATTGGTAGAGAATAATTAGAAGTGATCAATGCCGTAGCATCTGAGAGACCTGTTGAGATCAAAAAACAATTTTCAGAAGATCCTCCGAGGATTGTAGTATTAACACCGCCAACCAAGCGATCACCAGTTAGATCAATTGTCTTTGTGATAAAATAAGTCACATTGTCAGCAAGCGTAATTACACCACTTACAGCCGTTGGGAAGTCAGTCTTTGAATTTACAAATACAAATTCAGGGTCAGGAAGCTTTAAAAATATTGAGTCAATTCTTGCTGTTTGAACTGCTAATTCTGCATCTGTTGTCATCTCAGGATCAATGAACTTACTCTTAATGTCTATAGGCATAAAACCTCAAAATAGGAGGGGATTTCTCCCCTCCGTAATTAATTAGACTTTGTACTGATACTTTACGTAAACAGTATCGCCGTTACCAATTTGAGATTGACCCGGAGACACTAAATCGTTAAGAAACGTCATTGTCACACCACTGATAGTATAGTCCTCTGCTGCTCCTTGGTGAATGGCTAATCTGTCTACAAAAGCAGACATAGAATTAGACTCAGGAGTATGAGAAAGAGTTATTGAAGTTTGACCGTTAGAGATAGAAAACTTCTCTTTGAACCAAACAACAGATTCAAGAACAGATACTCGACCGTCTAAAGCTGTATCAGCAGCAGCACGAGCTGAAGCTTCCGAGTTGATATTGTTTTGAAGTGTTGTATCGGCTGCAGCTCTTGCTAATTCTTCCGCATCGATTTCACCTTGTAAAGCAGAGTCGGCAGCAATACGAGCAGATTCTTCGGCATCAATGTCTGCTGCAAGGCTGGTAGAAAGAGAAGTAATAGCTCCGTTGAGAGATGAGTCAGCAGCTTGGAAAGCTGTAACGATTTCAGTCAATGAGTCTAAAGCTCCCGGATCTACGTTTGAAATAACATTAGCTAGACCGTCGGCAACGATTTTAATTTGAGAATCTAGTAGAGTATCTGCATTTTTTAAAGAAGTAGCAGACCCTAAATAGTTTGACCCAACCGGAGCCGTATAAGACCCGTCAACCCCTAACCCTGCACCAGCTTGAGTAGAATCTAGCTCTGATTGAACAGCAGCCAATGAACCAGAACCCCCGCCTGTAATAGCGTCAATTTGAGATTGTAAGCTTGCATCTGCTGCAATTCTTGCTGTTTCTTCAGCTAGAACTTCTTGATCGGTATAGGCATTAGCTGAAACTAATGTTGCAGCGTCACCACTTGAAATCTCTCCTTGTAGAAAAGATTGAAGCCCACTGATTTCGGTGTCTGTATAGTCTTGTGCTTGACCTAGATAAATAACGTCTTGGGCGTCTGCATAAGAATTTGCTGAAGATAGTGTAGAGCTATCGCCGCTTATGCGGTCTGCAATTTCTTGAGTCAACTCTGATTTGATCGCAACTTCTTGACCCTTAACTAAAACTTCATTCGATGCACCTAGTTTTACTAAGTCAACTTCTGTACCTGTTGAATCTTTAATCTTGATTGATTGGTTGTTTTCAAGCAGGATCTTTGACCCATCTACTTGATTGTCACCAATAAACTTTTTTTGTAATTGCTTAGCCATAAAAACTCTCCTTGTTTTTTAGTATCTAATTTTTAAAACATCTCCAACTTCAACGAAGCCTTCAAGACCTAAACCATCCCAACTTACAAAATCGCCGGAAACGCTGAAATCTTCTCCGTTGTCTTGGTCCCCTACACCTCCAACGAAGGATAATTGAACAGCGCTAGGATTTAATGGCAGGATAGATAGATGAATTCCTTTGTCATCAACCATCTGTTGAGTGACAGTAATCTTCTCTACCTGTGGAACGATATTGAATTTAAAATTCCAAATATTTGCTTCTTTTTTATATAAAAACCCACTCGCCAAATTAACATATAGATCATTGTTAATTCCAAGCTCTGTAGCCGGAACGCCCAGCCCACTGAGCATAGAGTAACCTCTAGCTCCTTGAATACCAACAGCAGGAATAGAAACATCAATCGAAGGATCTTGAGTAATTGATAAAGAGCTAATTTGCTCAACAATCTGCAAAGATATATCAAAACTTTCAGCAGTTACGTTTATTGTTGGATTAGGACTTACACTCACTTAGTAACCTCCGGAGATACGCTTGCTGCTCCTTGCAGCCAACGAATAACAACACCACTCAAATCTTCACTCTCAATATCATAAACCATGTTATTGATTGATCTAACTGGACCTTTTGAATAAACATCGATACCAGTTGTTTGAGTAGAAGATAAAATAACCTCAACCTTTCCTTTAGTTTCTGGTACTGTTTGATCTAAAACGTTAAAAGAAAAAGAGGCTTGAGCAGAAGAATCAGTAAAAGCTTTTTTAACCATTCCTCTAAAAGTCAACCCGGTTAAATCAACACGATTTGAAGTCTCATCGGTAATGATTAGAACCATTTTAAACGTTGCGCCTTGCTCGATTAAAATGTCATGATTTCCGGCTGCCATGAAAACCCCTTAAAAAATCTTATTAATAAAGTATGAAGCAACCGATCCAATAAATGAAGAAAAAACGGCTACTTTAATTTTTAGACTAAGCATCTCGTTTTTAACTTCCGATACGTCTTTTCTAAGTTCTTTGATTTCTGAGAAAAGATGAGAACGCCATTCTTGATCGTTGTTCATTTTAACCTTCTTAGTATCTTGTATTTAAGAACTTCAAGCTCATCAGCAATTCCGCCTAAGAGTTGTTTAGTGCCTTCAGTTAATTGACCAGATTTGCAAAATTCGTTGCAATACTCACAAGCATCTTCGCATTGAGTCAACAGAAATGAATAGTAGTCATTATTTGAAGCTCCAACAGAAGGAGCCATTTCTAAGCTTGTAGATACTTCTTTAATAATCTGTGAAAGATCCAAATGGGATTCATAACCTAGACCGATAAGCCTTTCAATTATTGAATCATAATAGCCTTCAGCTTTGCCGTAGACATCACCAAAAAAACTATGATCTTCGTGGAATGTAGAACCATGACAAAGATTATGCGCAGAGTGAGCAAATAGCTGCATAGCCCGAAAAAGAATTGCTAACTTTAGCATTATGGCTTCTCCGGCTTAGGGTATTTAGCTTTTACTGCTTCAATCATTGTGTCGATAGCTAACTGCTGAGAGTTATCACCTTGACGAGCCTTAAAAGCTGCGTCTGCTTGATCTCCTAGGCTTGGATACTCCCCGATTCTAAGAGCGTGGCATTTAGCTAATAAATAGTCATAGTCTTGCTCTAGATCGATATATTCAACCCAATAGCCTTCAGGTCCTACTGGAGAATATTGAGCAAGCCACTGAGCGAGCTCGTCGTCTAGACCTTGAGTCTGGGCTATAATCTCTTCATGAGAGACTTCAGGCTGCTCTGGTATTGCTGGTATTTCCGGCTCTGTATCAGTGGCAGGAATAGCCTCAACTGCTGGAGAATAAGGAATATCTATGACTTTAATTTTTACTAATAGTTTTTTCATGGCTTGACCCCGTGGCATGTAATGTTAAAATCCACATCAACTAACGCAGCAGTATTTGGAACAATAAAAACAGCAATAACAGATGAAGCTGTGGATGATTGTATTCTTTGTGGTATTGCGTTTCCAACTGTATGAGTCGACAGAGTGCAAACAGGAGGATTTAAAAAAGTGTTTGCTAAAAAGTTAATTGTTACGCTTCCTAAGCTTGTTCTTGAAACTGAAGAAATCCAAGATGAGCAAAGACCAGAAGATGAATCTAGTGTTGCAGTTCCATTGTTATTAATTTTGCATGAGTTTATAACAGCATTTGTCACACCTGGTGTTCTTAGACTCTGATCGCTAGCAACGGCTTTGGCTGTTTTTCCAATATAATCAACACCTTGTTTTTGGCAGATAACTTCAAATGGACCGTCAACAGGAGTTGCATTTGTATTCATAGTTAAGAATGTAACTGAAGAAGCCGAAGATGCGCTAATTCTTGTTAAAAAGTTAGCAGAAGATCCCACACCGCTTGTCATTTGGCAGTTAGGCGCAACAGTAAAAAGAGAGGTTTTAAGTGTACAAACTTTAAACCCAGCTCCACCAGACGAACAAGTGCTTAACCAATCTACATTTTCTTCGCTTATCACTCCGGCACTAGAAATTTTAGCACTAAAGGTATCAGTACAGTCCAGAGTGGTTGCGCATGATTCTAGCCCATTGAATTGACCTATGATTATGTTAGATTGCTGCCAGCCTTCGATTGGGATGCGAGCGGTAATCGATAGTACGTTGTTTAATGAGCCAGCTTGAGTTCCTAGCGCTTTAACCATGGCTGTTAAAGTAGACGATTGAACGCCAAAATTGAAATAACTTACGGAAGGGTCAATTAATACTGAATGTCTAAAATATGTTGAGTTTTGAGTAGAATATACAGCGTCACCTGCAAGTTGAGTGGCTGGTATAACAGAAGATCCTGCACTTACTAATTGAACACCATTCCAAATAGGTAAAGAAACTCTAGCTTCAACTGCTGTTGGAGTTCCCGAAGTAAAATAACCCTTAACTAATAAATCCCCACCCTGTCTTTTGCAATGTGTATTTATGTTCGTTACTGTTCCAAATCCAGTAAATGATGATGTTGTATGACCACAACTAGCCCAATCTGTATCTGCGTTAGTTGATGAGTAGACAGAGCCAGCGTTAGAAAATTGAGTAACCGGTATTTTTATGCTTGCTGTAAATGTATCACCACTCGCCCAAACTACAGGGGCATTTGGCAATACTTCAGCAAGTTGACCAGACGAGCTTCCAACAGTTGGTGGTGTTACTTCGTTTATAGTATAAAAAAATCCTATAACTGAAGAACTTGCAATATTAACACTAACATCATAATACTTATTAGTTGAAAGATCCCTTGCTGTTCCTCTTCCAAATAAAGACGGATTTCCTGTTGTTGCCATTATTTTAGTTGTATCTATTGTAAAACCAGAAGGCATATTCAAATATAATCCAGTAGAATTTGGAGCTCCAGATAAAGTCAATAAATATTGAACTTCTAAGTCGGTTCCAACTTGCCTGTATTTGCATGAAACTGATGTATTTGTTGTCCATGTGGCTGAACAAATGCCATTAGTCCAGTTTCCTATATTATTAATATCAACCTTTAAATCAACAGCACCAACGAAAGCGTCGTCAATGTAAACAGTGCCTGACACCGCTCCACTTGAAGCGATCGAGATTCCGTTTGATGTAGCACCTAAAATCATAGGAACCTTATAAAGACCCCACTTATTATTTGCTTGAACGTCAACGCAGTTTGTAGTTGAAACAACCCCAGCCTGAATTGAGCATACTTTTAAAGCAACATCAGATTTCACTCTAACGCTTGCAAGACCTTGAACCCCATCAGCAAACTGAGAAGCGTAAAGTGTAGAGCTTTGAGTGAGTGACATAGTTTGAGATGATAGAACTAGCTTGGCAGCTTTAAGCCCATCAATCTCGACTACAGTGTCTTGAGTGAATGTTCCTGCGCTGTTTGTCCAACCTGTTGAAAAAGTAGCATGTTCAAAACTTGGATTAATTAAAATGTTTTTGTTTCCAGTTTCTAATAGAGCGTTAATCCCACCCATATTAGTTACTAGATTATTTTGTGCTTGAAGAACGTTAGAATAGAGAGTTTGAGATTGTTGCTGCCCTTTAAATCCGTAAGGAGCAACAGCGAGAGCGTTTAAAAAATAAAATAATGTGAATAAAATAGCGAATGTTTTCATTAAACTACCTCTACAATTTCAACAACCTGAGCGGCTGTATCACTGATTAAGTAATAATCAGAAGCATCTAGTTCAAACTCAAGTCTATCTGGTCCGATGATTTCCATACCTGATGCAGTTGTTACTGTTGAAGCACCAAAATAGATAGAACCAGTGTTATTTTTTGAAGGTTTAATCATTAGCTTCTTTCTAGCAGCTCCCGGAGCTGACCCCGATACCGTAGCCCTTACGGCAGTTAAGCCAACAGATTTTTGAATTTGGGTAATTGTTCCGCTAGACGTTTGAGGTGTTACACCTATTGCAGCTTGATCAGAAGCTAAAACAACCGATAAAGAAGCTGCAGAAGTTTTTGTTCCTATTGAAGTAGGAAACAAGTCAATCAATGAAGTTAATCTTTGAGCGATACGCTGTAAGCGACCATTTAAACCGCTTGAAGCTGTATCAGTAGCCGGAGCCGTTTCAGTTAATGACCCCAAAGCAGTTGTTTGAGTTTGTTGTTCTGCTAGTGTTGAAGCACCGCTTGGAAGAGGTAAGGAAACCGCACTAATAGCTTGAGTTGCCGGAAAATTTCCTATGTCTACAGTTCCCGAAACGGGTTGAGTAGCTTGCCAAAATGTTCCTGTTACAGGGTATGAAGCTGGAAAATTTGAAACTGAAACAGAGCCGCTAACTGGTTGAGTAGCCGGAAAGTTAGATACTGAAACAGTACCAGTAACGGTTGATTCTGTAGTCAAGGCGCCGGAAGGGTTTACTTTAACTGCAACGTATCCGCCTCCTCCGCCTGTAGTCTCTCCGATAATTACGTTCTTCCCAAGCTCTGCAAACATATTACCATTTACAGCTTGAGAAATTGTATAAAGAGACTGTTTTACAGGATTTACTTTTAATATTGTCTGTAAAAGAAAAGAGCCTTGAGCTGTAGCGCCGTTTGTATAAACAACACGAGCAAACTGCCACTCGCAGTTAAAGACGTATCCTACCCCTGCCCCACCTGAATAAGTAGTAGAGTGAGAATGAACCCAGTTTACACCGTCACCAGAAAACTCTACTTTTACGCCGTTTGTAGCCGAAGGAACGTTAGATACAACGTTTACGTTGATTGCCGCATATTCTGTGATATTAATGGCATCACCAGTAAAAACCCCGTTAGAACCCAGCAGGGTTTGAGTTGTATTTCCAGAGTCAATTGTTCCATTAGGTAAAATTTTTCCGTCTAAGTTGGATAATACTGCAAGTGATTCATCGTCTTGAACAGAAAGAGCAATAGCAGAACTTGGAAGTGTAACCGTTCCGATTAGGTTACCGCTACCGTCACCAAGAGCAACATTATCTTCTAAGTTATCTAAATGCCCTATTTCTTCAACAGGTAATGCAATAGTATTTGCCGGGGTAATAGTATCTTTTGAAACATCTGTTGGAACCCCATCTAGTAAAAATTGAGTTGGTCCCTGACTTATCTCAACAGGAGGATATAAATAAACCTTCATTATGCACCCCTCACATTTCCAGTAACCCAAGCATTTACGTTGCCGTTTCCGCCTGTATCAATAACGTTTAAATATAGCCATTTAAAACCTTGGTTTTGAATATGTAAAACATAGTCTACATTTGTTGCACCATCTAAAACGACAGGAGTTCCAAAGTTTAATTCGCTTGCGTTTGCAGGATCAAAGCGCTCATCATTAGAAAATAAAACTAACAGCGTAGCAGTAACACCAGCTTCAACACTTAGTTGATAAGTAACAAAATCCAATTGAGAAACATCAGTTTCTTTACTAACCGGGTTTGTTGTAGAGTCTGCATTGTCTAATACTTGGTATTTTTTTAAGACGTGACGCCGAGACATTATCTTCTCCTTGATAAGGTTAATGGCCTGTAAGCCAAAAGGCTATGCTTAAACTTTAAGACCTATTTAGAACCTTGTCTAGCCCAGATTGCACTCTTCCAGATTGACCAAGATTTTTGGCTGCTGAAATAGGAACCTTAGACCGATTCGGTTGGTTATTAGCTAAGTCTTTTTGTACTCCCTGAGAAGAAACACCCTGTAAAGTTTGGAAGCCTCTAGCTGAAAACGCTGGTCTATCTTCAAGCTCTAATAGTCTTGATAAATCACCTTTTTGTTTTTCGCTCAGTTTTTTAAACTCAGGTATTCTTTGAGCAAACTCATCTTTTAAAGATTGATACATTTTAGGGTAAACAACCTGCATAGCTTCAACAGCTTCGGGCGTTATGTATCCCTTGGCTATTGTGTTAATTGCTTCAATAGGATTTTCAACCGCATCAGCATAGTTTTTAAACTTTAACACTTCTGATCTTGACGGTGTTTTATCATCAAAAACGCTAGGTTTAATCCTTGGAGCCTTAGAAGCAAGAAACTGCGTAGCTCTAACCATAGCATCAGATAGGGCTTGAGTTGTTTTTGGTGCAGATTTCAACATTTGTTGATTATTTTTAGAGAAATTTTCGATAATTTGATCAGGATTTGTAGAATATTGAATAGCTTTCTCTTCTGCTTTCTTATAATCGTCATCGCTCAAAGTTTTGCCTGTAATGTACTTCTCTAATCCCTTAGCTCCTGCTCTTGCACCAGTTTTGGCTAGTTTCAAATATGAATCAACCGCATCAGAAATGCTAACCTTCCCTTTATTAGAAGCCTTTTCAATCTTTTCTAAAACAGGAGCTTTTGTTGCTGCGTCTTCTGTTGATTCTTTAATAATTGAATCTATGCCAAGGCTTTCTTTTGAAACCCCACCAAAGTTTTTAATTCTCTCATTAAAAGCTTTAGCCCCCATTTTGTAAGCTTTGTATCGAGCAAGCTCACTAAGCTGATACGGAAGGCTTAAAATGTTCTGCATAGCAAGCTCTAAAGCTGTACCAGAAGGATTTGGATTTGGAGGTAAATTATCAATAATTATTTCTATATTATCTCTAACTTGCTTAGGGTTTTTAACGTTTGGAAATAATAAATCAAGTTGAGTGTCTGATAAGTTTTCAATTTGTTTTTTAAACTTTTTAGGACTAAATATACCTTCATGCAAAGACTTGTTTCGCATCTCTGCAAGTCTAGCTGATCGTGCCATATCATAAAGCTCAGGGAAAGCAGCCTGAAATTGCTTAGCCTGCTTGGCATCATGAAGAGAAAGGATCTTTTTAGAAACAGCTTCATCTGTGATGTTATTCTTGAAATTATCAAGAAGCTCACTCATACTTTCTGATCTAAAGCCGAATTGATCATGAAGAAACTCAAATTTCTTATGATCTTCACGCCACATAGTATCAGCTAGTTTTAAGTTATCTAAAATGTCTGCAGCTTCCTTTTCAGGAAAACCATACTTAATAGCATTATCTCTTACTGTTGAAAGTCTATCGTAAAGCTTCCCAAGAAATTCTTTCTCAATTGGTTTAATTCCAAAAGAAGACTTCTCTGCCCCTACCATAGACCTTAATTTTCTAATATCATCAATCGTATCGCTTCTCTCAAGCTTCTTAAGCCAAGACTCGCCGTCACTTGCTACTTTTGCGTAAAAGTCTTTTCCAAGCTCTGTTTTAAAGCGCTTTCTAAGTGAAGGATTGATCTTTGTGCCTTCAAGCTTTGGCTTTATGTCTTCATAGATAAGCCTTGCCGGCATCATTTCATCTTCAATCTTGGCAATCATCCCAGCTTTAGAGGTTATACCAACCTCAACCGGATCAAGCTCTTTTGCTGCTGTAAAAAAGGATTTTCCAACAGTCTCTACGGCGTCGAAAGTTTTTTGAATTTCTTTAGAAGTTAAATAGCCGCCTATCGATCTAGATTTACTAACGGAGGCTTCGTATTCTTTAAATAATCCACCGGCTTCCATTCCCGGAGTTATTGGAACCCCAAGCTCTTGAGAAGCTTTTAAAAGGGCTTCATTTTTTTCTATCTCAATTGATTCATCGTATTTAGTTTGTAAATCGTCAATTGTAGTTCCTGATTTTTCAGCAATATCTTCAACCGCATCAGTTTTAAGAATCTTAGATTCGATTGACTTAGCAACTTCATCATCAAAGTTCTTTTTAATGTATTTTGTTTCTAGCTCTCTGAGTTTATCACGCCCGGCTTTCATAGCCTTAGAACCAAAAGCAGTTCCTCCGGCAACAGTTCCGCCAACTAGCCCACCAGTTAAAGCACCCATACCAGCATATGATAAAAGGTTTTCAGCATTAAATTCTGCATCACCCAAAGCGTCTTCAGATAAAAGCCTTCCAGCTCCGAATAAAGATCCTTCAACGGCAGAACCCACGCCAACCTTAATAGCTTGCTTTGCTACCTCTGAAGTTGTTTTAGAAAGGGCTTTACCCACTAAAGTAGAGGCGGCAGCCTTTTCCCCTAGTCTCATAGCGATACCAGCAGGAGCAGCCGCTAAGGCTCTTGCGCCTAAGCTTGATCCGCCTGTTACTAATGCAGGGGCAACGCCTCCGGCAATCTCTGAAACTGTTGAGATAGTAGGGTTTGCTTCTCTCAAAGCAGATAATTCATCTTCTGAGAATAGACCGGATTCTTTTAAGGCATAATCTGAAGCCCCTAGTGTTAAACCGGAAAGACCTGCAACACCAGCAGCTAGAAGAGGCTGTTCTTCTGCAGATTGTAGCGCTTTTTCTCTTTCAAGCTTTGCTGAATCTATGTATTTGTAACCTGCATCTATAGCATCAAATAGTTGCTCAGATGGGACAATTTTTCTTTGACCTGATTGGTCTTCAAATTCAAATTTTTGATCGGGATAAACAGAAAAACGTTCTCCGGATAGCATTTGCGGTAAAGCTGCATCCTCAACTTCAATATCTTTATTCTGTTCCTTATCAAATAATTTTACTTTCACTTATTAACCCCAATCTCTTTGTAAAGCCCAAGTGACTTAGCGTCTTGCTGTACCATTTGGTTAAGCTGTTTTTGAAATGATTGTAGCTTAGCAAGAGTTGATGATTTTAACGAGAAAATAGAAGTAGGATCACCAATTGCATTTAATACGGCTTCTCTTTCAGAGTCGGATAGTACACCAGTTCCGAGAATGTCTTTTGATTGTTGAACTAATACGGCTAGTTTTGACTGAGCTTGTGCCCTTGCTTCCGGGGAGACTGAAGCGCCTTGCTTGGTTAGGTTTTTTAAATCTGAAATTGTTTGATTTGCAGTTTCTACGGCATTGTACTTCTTTCTAAACTCTCTAGCAGAAACATCGTCCCCAACGTAACCCTTATATGGTCCCATGCTGATGTTTTTTATATCACCAGCGTTCTTTTTTAGAGATTCTTGTAATTGAATGGCGAGCTTGCCTTTTTCAATCTCAAGGGCTTCCCAATTCTTTTGAGCGTTCATAGCTACAATTTTAGACTGAGCGTTATCTTGAGCGGCTTTTAGCTTGTTTTGAATAATTTGGATTTGTTGACCTCTCAATGCAAGAAGCCCATTCTCTTCTGAGCCTAGACGTTGAATTAGCTGCCCTAAATGATTTTCAGCAGCCTTCCCTTTATCTTTTATTGAATCATATTTAAGTTTTTGTTGTGCCATATCTTTATCAAGGGCACTTTCTACGCTTTTTTGAAACGCTTGGGCGCTTGAAGGTGATACGGAAGACAGTGCTCCGCCAATTAATAGAGCGATCTTTTGACCAGTAGAAGACTTATCCCATAAAGATGAGTTGTCCCATTTAAAGTTTGCTACTTCATCTTGAGTTTTCTTAAACTCATTTTCTTTTTCGATGATTTGAGACTTCATGTTCTCAACATCTTGTTTTTGCTGTTCCATTTCAGCATTAAGCTCATCGCCAGCTAGAAACTGTTTTGTTGCTTGGTCTGATGCGGCTGTTAAACCTGATATGTCCGGAGCTTGTGATTCACTTATGACAGGAGCAGGAGTTTCAACAGTTGGGTTTGATCTGCTGATTGGTGCGCCAGAAGGCGCTCTAGTTGGCTCTGCTTGCTGTTCTGGTATTAATGTTGTTGGAACTTGCGGAACTGATCCGGGAGCAGGAGCAAACTCTGATCCGGGAGCAGGAATACCAACAGGAAATATGTATCTGTTGCCGTCTTCTGGAAGCTTTTTAACGGGCAAAGTTTTCTCAAATCCGGGCTGCATATTAACCTTCTTTTGTTCCTTCTAGTTTTTTTGTTCTTTCATTTAGTTCTGCAATAGCAGCAAATAATGGAGCCATGCCCTGAGCGTAATCAACAACTTTTCCCTTAGGTGTATCTTGAACCATTTTTTTGCCTAGCTCAGACTTTTCCAAATCTTGCGCCATAACAGAAGTTACTTCACCCTCCGGGTTCTTTTTACCGGATGCCCCATCAGATTCTTTTTTATATTTATAGCTATATGATTTTAAAGCATCCATAAATGACTCAACAAGCTTTCCGGCGTCATCTTTAGAGGCTTTAACCTCTTCTTTCATATTTTCGTCACTTAAAGCTAGGGCTGCTGATCCTCCAAGATTACCAACAAAGCTAGCCATTCTTTGCTGAGCTGCTTCTTGAGCTTGTTGATTCTGAGAAGCTGATTGTAAAGCTACCCCTCTTTGTGCTGTTGCTATATTTGATAGTTGCTGATCGGCTGATCTTTGTTCTTGAAGTTTTGCCGCTGCTGCTTGGTTTGCTAAATCAACACCTGCTTGTTGTCCGCCCATCATGGCTTGTCGAGCAAGTAGACCAGCGTTTGAAACACCTCTAGCTGAAGCTGCTGCTGATTGTTGTTGCTTAGCGATATCCCCTATGGCTTGCTGATATTGTAGTCCTGTTATTGACGGACCTTGACCAGAAGCTTGAGACCTTAACCTCTCAATCATTTCCTGCTCGCCTTGCCTCGCTCCTGATGTCATAGCAAAAGATCCGCCCGACCCTAGTTTTGTTGGTCCACCTAGTCCGACCGCTGATGCAACACTTCCCATATTATATCTCCTTAGCTAATTTTATTGCGTTTTCGTCTGCGCCGACAACATAAAAGCCATAATGTAACTGAGCTTTTAATGATTCTGTTACGTTTTTAGTATTTAATTGAACCTGAGCAGTTAAGTATTTTGTTTTATCGGTCCTATGGTTTTCAATTACTTTTTGAACCAAACTAGAACCATGCCCTTTATGACGATAATCAGGATCAACCCATAAATTATGAATATGAATAGAGCGTTGATTAACTTCAAAAGTAATGAAACCAGTGTCATCTTCATAAAGTTCATGACCAGCCTGCTCCATAATGAATTTAGCGTATTTAGTAAGACTTGTTTGCTGCAAGCTTGTACCCTCCGGCTTTCATACCAACTTCAACTTGAATATTTGATAGATCGTAGGACTCACCATTTCCAGACTGAGCCTCATCGTAGATTTCAAACTTAATTGATTCTACCTTTTGATTAGGTAAACTTATTTGAAACTGGTATTGAGGCGAGCTAGAATTGTTGTAGACAAGAGAATAATCTTCATAAGTAGAAGAGTCGTAGTCTACGTAAACTCTGCATTTAAGAGTATGAGAAGATTTATAGTCCCCAATAATCCAAAGCTGATAACATCTTACGTAACCTTGAACCAAATCAAGTTTGAGCCAAGGGCTTGTGAACTTCATAGAATAGAAACCAGAAGCACCGTTATCAAGATAAGTATTCTCTGTTTCCTTGAATACTTTAGATGAGTTTAAGACAACCGGAGAACCTTGCCAAATGTCTGCATCTACCGTTGTTTGATTCTTGAATGTTGACCAAGACTGAAACAAGAAGTTGTAAACTAGGCAATCATTATTTGAAAGGTAGAATCTAGCTTCGTTAAACTTATCAGAAATAATGGCAGCCATTACATTATATTGATTAAACTCTTCAACAGCAGCCCCAATATACTCAACCACAAGATTTCTTGATAGCAGGTAAATCCCTTTTCTTGACTTAAACATTAGTCCATTTGGAGTGTTTACAACTGATCTTGGCTCCGTACAACCAACGTCTGAAGATATGATTTCAGGCTCAGTAAAGTCGCCAATACCAAGAAGATTAGGACCGTCACCTTGAACAAAATAAATTGATTGCTGTCTAAAGATTATCAGCTTCGCATCCATATAACCAAGAGCGGAGATTGGTGTTTTATCTGCACTAGCTCCGGATGAAACCCTAATTCTATTAAATCCATTGAATGAAACGGCTTCTCCAAAAATTTGTTTATTGCTAAAAGCCACTTCGTCTTGTTCTT